TCTGTCCTAATATCACCCCCGATACAGGAGAACAAGACCCCCAGTTAGCCCCCGTAATCGTAGCCGTGAACTGGCCTATCACACGCACAGGAGAACCCCCTGCAACCGTTACTCCTGTCGCTGTGTAAATCTGCCCTGCCGTTACACAAGCAGCGCCGGACAAAGGTACAGAGGCAGAAGCATAAGGTATCGTTTCGTCTATCGTTCCATTCACAACACCAATAACAGGGGTCCCAGCGTTGTAAAGTTCAACCACCTGAATCTGCGCGGCCTGGGTCGATACTGTTCCCAATGTGTCACTGGTTCTAATCAATAAGGAATTAGTCGGGCAAAGGATGGTTGTTACCGCACCACTTCCAGAAGTCGCACTTCTAAAGTCAAGATATTGTTGGGTAGCAAGACTTACCGTTATTGCACTTCCACTTGAAACCGCAGTTATGCTTGGTATCTTTGGCGATACTGTTGTTCCGGACACGGCGGTCGCAACATACGCGGTCGTCGCAAGGTTATTCGAATTGTCGCCCGGCGATTGTGTCGCAGCGGTATTTGTACCGGTGAACGCGTTGTTCGCGTTGAGTTGGGCACATGCTGTGAAGTTAGCGTCAAGTTGCGAGCCTGTTGCCGTGTTGACCGCCGCAAATATGTTGGGCACTGACATAAAATTCTCCTACCAAGGAATCCCCGTCCAAGGAGTGCGGGGTTCGTATTGAAAATGAAATCCGATATAAACATTTCCGGGAGCCGATGATGTGACCGTCTGCCCCAGATAATTTCCCACGTTGTTCACGTCAGACCTCAGGAAATTATACCCCGAAGATAGCCACGTTATCGCCTGTCCGGCGTTATTTGTCCACGATATGACATTGCCTGCGTTGTTGTACCACACCATTGTATTGCCCGTGCCGAAACTGATTGTGTTCGATGTGTACTCCGTATCAACACTCACCTTGAACGTAGCTGGAGCCGTTGACGGTATGCACTCAAGCCCAGCCTTCAAAGCCTGTTTCGTAACCAGAGGCGAACCCATGTCCCACAACTTCGTCTTTACCGTCTGCGCGATGTTAGCTGTGGTGTTGGCGAACAGTTGGTACAGGTTCAGCCCGTCCGTGCCCCACATCGTCGGCACATCGGGGTCTGGCGATGCTTGGGCTATGAACACGATAGGCGATGCAGTCGTCTGCGAGGCGAAATACCATTTCTTGTCCGAGAACAGGCACAGCAAAGGGCGCGTTCCCGCAACTGGGTCGGCGTAGCTCACAAGATAGCATAGCGTCTGAATGCCGTTGATTATGACTGTTCCGCCCGTCGCGTTGTAGATATTGAAGTTGATGTACGGAAATATACCGTCAAGGTGCTGCGAAATCTTTTGCGGAGTTGAGCCTGTAATGCCGAAGAACCCATAGTCCGAAGCGTACATCAGCGTGCGCGACAATGGCACAATCGAATCAGCGTTGTCCGTGCCCATGTTGGACGACAGGTTGGTGTTCGAGAATGTCACCGCGCTCGGTATGATGATTGTTCCCGTACTCGATAAGGTCGGGTTCGTAACCGTCACGTTCGAGATGATGTTCACCGAACTTCCGCCGAAGATGTAGAGATAATTGTTCGCGGAATACAGGCGCGAAATGTTCGTTCTCAGCGTATCGTCGCTCATAATCAGCGAACCGGCCAAGTCGAGCGGGTTGAAGTCGCTGTACGAACCGGCTGCGGAAAAAACTATCGTGCGCCCGTTCCCTATCCACACCCGTCCCGCATACGTCGCCAAGGTCGTTCCGTTCGCCGTGATGCCCATATTGACGGTAAGTTGCGCATTCACACCGGCGCCGGCACCTGCAACCGTAATCGTGGGAGCCGAGACGTATCCGCTTCCGGGCGATACTACCGCCACCTGATAGATGCCGAACGTCAGGTTGAACGTCGCTAGTGTGCCGTGCCCGCCCGTGACCGATACAGGGTTGGCACCGGGGTAAATGGTATAGATTCCTGGATTGTTCAGGTTGATTCCGGTAATCGCCCCCGTAGACACGTTGATTGCGCTGACCGTGATGTTGCAGGCGGAAGTGAACGTGCCGCCTGTTACCGTCAGGACGTCGCCAACAATGTAATTTGTGCCCGCTGCCTGAAGTGTTGCAAGATTGCACGACAAGGTGCAGGAAAAGCTCGCTGATCCGATTGACGGGGTTAAAGTCGTCGTTGTGGCATTGGTGAACCCCGTGCCGCCGATATTCACCGTAACGGACTGAACCGTGCCATTGTATGCAGTCAGAGTCGTGCCGTTCCAAGTGAAATATCCTTTAGAAACGTCGATTATGCAAATCTGAGAGTTTTGCCATTGACATATGCGCGAGGTCGTTCCCGAGAACGTGCCAGCAGCGCCCACCGTCGTTGTCGCATAGCTTGTCAGGTTGACCTGTGTGCAAGAACCGTCGGTCGAGAACATGTACATATAGGACACATTCGACAGGTTGCCCTCCGCCATGTAGTAACAGGCAACGCCCAATGTTACGACCGCCGCTGTCGCGTTGCCAAGTGCCCGGGCATTGCCCAGGCCGACCGGCTGTACGTTTTCCAGCCAAGCGAACTCGTCGTCGTCGATTACGCGCCTGTCAGACTGCGTGTTGACGCCCTTGAAGTCACGGAAGGACTTGTCCTTTTTCTTGCCCTCTACTTTGGCAGGAGCGTTCATGCTGCCCCCTAGACGCTATATGGGTTGGTTATCCGGCGCGTGAACGAAGAACGCACGGCCTGTGCGGTCTTTTGCGCGTAGGATTGAAGGAATCGGTTCGCCTCTTCCACGCTCTGCTCCTTGTACTTGGCGAGATAGGCGGCGTAGAACGGTATCGGGTCGGAAAACGGAAAATATATCGTGTCTTGGTCTGTGAGATTGACGAGCATGGCGGGAGATACGACGGTATCCCACTCGCTCACATAAGTCTGGTCTGGTATCGGGCCGACATAGACGGTATTCCCGCCATAAACCGTGTAAACGGTCGGTCTGTTCTGGAAATTCTGCCACGCGCGCATCTTGAGGTTGAACTCGGTATAGGGCATGTAGGTACACGGCACGCGCAATCCGCCCCATAATACCGTCAGGTTCAGCACGTCGAACGTCGAAGCACCCGACGGCAGCGCGGAATAGGCGTAGGTTTCCTGCCCCTGTGTGAGATTTAACGTCTGGAGAACGCGGTTGCATCCGGTATCGGCCACGACGCGCATACGCGCCGTGTTGATGTAGTCGGTCAGCTCTGGAACAGACCAGTAAACTGCCGTGCTATCATGCAAAAGTCTTTGAGTTTGCGTCAAATAATCTGATAACAGAGGAGGATTTTGCACACCGCTAACCTCCTGCTACGCTTTCCAACGTATCCAAGATGCTACCCCCGAATATAGTGGGTTGTGGCGGTTGTTCATCGAGTCCGTCAGAACCCTTTGCTTCCCCGCCACTTCCCTTTTGCAAGGGGGCTGAGTCTTGCTCTTTTCCTTTTGACGCAGAAAGCCTCGGCGCGTCGATTATCTCGCCAGCAATCAGCTCGTCTGCAACATTGAAGGAGAATTTGTTGAGTATGTCGAGTCCCAACTGGTGTTGTGAACTTGTCGTCACCCACCCGTTACGGACTAGCACATCTGTTTTATTTGCGTCGCCAACGCCGAAGATATGGCGTGCCGCGTCGTCTGGGATTGCGGTACTTTTTCCGGCAGGAAAGCGATAGTCTATACTCGCGTACCTGCCTTCAAAGTCGAATGAATTACTGTTTTTTACGAGGAACATAGCAGCCCTTTCTTCTCTATGTTAAATCGGATATAACAAGCAGGTATCGCTCACGCCTCCAACAGAAGGAGCGGTGATCGAACCGCCCGTACCTACGCCCTGAATCGTAATCAAGGGCGGTATTACCTGATAGCCCGCACCGTTGAACACAAAGTTCGTGCCCGGCGAGTTCATGCCGATAACAACGGTTGTCGCGCTGTTGATAATCGGTTGCTGCGGCTGGTTGATTCCCTTCTCGATTGCCGGATTGGTATATATCGTGGTCGTGGTGTTGTTGCCGCCGACAACATAATACTGGTATCCGCCGACATAAGTTGTGCCGGCCGTAACCGTGCCGGTCGCAGCACTGGTCAACGAGAAGTTCATCAGCGCGGTCGCGGCGCATGAAGCCGGTGCGCTAGTACCCGCGAAGGCAAGTGTCGGAACCGCAGTCAAGGCAGCACCGTACGCGATACCCGAGCTGTTGATGGTCACGGCAGTTACTTGGCCAACGCCTGTTGTGGTTGTATTTGCCAGTGCGCAGGTCAATGCCGCACCGGAACCAGACGTATCGCCGGGCTGGTTGAGGAACACGATGGTTGGTGCAGAAACATAGCCCGCGCCCTGGTTCGTGACGGTAATCGCGCCGACTCCAAAACCGGACAGCACGCAGGTCATGGTTGCTGGAATATACGGCTGCGATCCTTGGTTCGATGGGGGCAAGACCAGAATCTTCGGCGCGTAGGTATAGCCCGTTCCTGGGGTAGTAATCGTCTGCGACGTGCTGACATTGCCACCGATAAAAGTATTCCACAAGGACGAACCGGATGATGGAGTACAAGTGAGCGATGGTGTTGCCTGAGTCGTGAATGACCCGCTCTGCCAGTAGCCGGTAGGCGTATAGACAGTAGGCAAGGTAGTAGCACCCAATGACGTGCCGCCGTTAGTAACGACTGCACCTACCGGGCAACCGGACGAGTTGGCGAAGCGGTAGTTCGTGCCATCTGACGAAATCGGCAGGGGAGCGGAGTCCAGCGGCGTATAAGCCATCCAGCGTTGCTGACCCATGTCGAATACCTGCAAGTCCGAATACGGGCCTGCAAAGGAAATCCACTGTCCTTCAGGGATAATGCACGTCTGTCCGGCCGCCAAACTCAAGTCTAAAACCGTTCCTGCTGCGGCCGCGTTGACGACTTGACCTGCGTTCTGGTTGAATATCGCGGCGCGTTGTGACGGATTCTGTCCAACGAAACCCATTTGATTGAATGACATATCAGTTTCTCCTTATAGCGAAATGTAGTTGTACGAACCCACGCGGGCGCAGGACGATGGCTTCGTCAGTACCAATTCAGCGATATTCACGATCGCGCCAACATAACCCAGTTGCCAGTTGCTCAAGGTGGACTCGAAACCGGTGAAGGCAAACGAACCCTGCTCGTGGATATACATGGACAGATAGTTGCTGTTCAGTATGTACATCGTGCCTTCGGGACAGTTCATGTCGGCAAACACCGGTACGCCAGCCACCATCAGCGCGCGGAAACCGCTGCGTGGGCCATCTTCAAGTTTGTCGAAGGACGCGCCCGGCGTGACCATGTACGTTTCCTGACCGATAAAGTCCTGAGCCAGCAGCGCCCATGTGCCGAAGCCGCACACCGCGAAGTTCGGCATCTCGCCGCCCGCAGACTTGGCGCAACCGGTAAGGTACTGAAGCACGTTCTGTCGTGTCGGGTTGACCGAGCCGGCATTATAGACTTTCGCCTTCCAGAAGGTGTTGGTCGAACGGTTGATGTTGCCGTAGCTCACTAAGTTGGTCGAGTCGTCAACCGCACCGGGAAGGCCGATGAGTTGCAGGTTGTTCGATGTGTTGTTGTACAAAGCATTCGACCAGAAAGCCGCAAGGTTATTTCCGGCGTCATTCATGCGCGCCTCGATGATGGGGATAACCGCGTAATCAATCTGAACCGCAGCCTCCATGCCGAGGAAAGGTATCGGAGTGATCGACAACTTCAAGTTGAACTCCGCGTTCTGTATGCCGGGCTGCACGCTTGGCTGCGCGAACGAACCGGAATAATCCGATTGCTGCGTCGTCACCATGTTCGTGCCCTGCACCGGAACCGTGATGCTCGACGCGCCACCAGAAGCAGACTGATTGTTGGCTAACAGCATCGCCAGCAATGGCGTTGACTGATAGGTTTGGACTATAAGTTTAGGTACAAAAGCCCTACGTGTAACGGCTGTAAGTTCCGCCGAAATTGCCCCTTGGGCGGGCATAATTCCTGAGCCTAATACTGGCATTTTAGTTTCCTTTCAAGTAGTTAACCATTGTTGACACTCACAAATCCTTAAACCTTAATCTGACCTGATCTGATACCGTGAATCGTTTGTGCAGCTTCATTCCTTGCCCATTGACCGATATTCCCGCCGAAATCCTTGGTATCCACCTTGGGTAGCTGTTGGGAACCGTATCCCGCATAGGGAGTCGGCTTCGCGGCCTGTCGCTGCATGTTGTAGAAATCCGCCGCCGTTTCGTGGTTCGGAATCTGCTTCTCAACCATCAGCGCCTCGACCTCACCCACTTGTGCTTCGGTCAGACCTTTATCCTTCATCAGTTGGAGACGCCGCTTTTCCACGTCGCGCTCCACTCTGTCCTTCAAAATTTCTTGCTCCAGCGCCTCGCGCTTGGCGCGTTCTTCGGCAATCGCACCGTTAATCTGCACCGGAACGTCAACTTCCGGTATGGCCAAGTGCGGGTTCGCCTTCTTGGTCAGGTTGAGAAACTCGCCGCGTGTAGCCGGATTGTCACTCAACCCCTTCGCAATCATCGCCAGACCGCTTATTGCCTCCGCCGACATCCCTTCCAAGCTCACTGTTCCCATTTTTAGCCCCTTAGTTGGTTAGTTAGTGCTTACTTTACTTCGTTCCACCCGGCTTCCGCAAGGACTTGTTGTTCTTGAACTCGCCGTGCCCGCCTTTGTGCGGCGCGTCTAGCCCGCCGATCTCGCTGTAGCGCGGAGGATTTGCGATATTCCCGTTCATCAGCTTCGCGTCGGTCGGCTTCCGTGCGGGATAGTTCTTTGGTTTGAACAAACTCATTTCAGTCATGGCATCATCTCCAGTTTACATTTGTGGTGGGGGCATTCCAGCTCCCGGTGGTGGTGCGCCTGCGCCGGGTGGGGGCATTCCGCCGACACCTTTTGGCAGGCTTGATACTAAATTCATAATCTCCGAGGGAATCAGCCCCCTAGCCTTCTCTTTTTTGTCGCCAAACTTCGTTCCCAACTTCTTTAGCACCTCAAGAATCACCTGACCCTCTTCGGTTTCCGAGCCAAACGGCTTCAAAGTCTGTTCCAGTAAGTCCGTCGCCATCTGCACCTGTGCCATCGCGCCCTGCTTTTCACCCTCGTTCGGCTGGGGTGTACTCATGGGCGCCGACGCTGGCCCGTTTGGTGGCGCACCGCCACCAAGCATCGGTGATTGTGGCGCGGGATTCTGGCCGCCGCCCATCAACTTCTGCAATTCTGGTGGAATCGGCATGTTATTGGGGCCATTCCGCCCATGTTAATGTTGCAACAATCGTCAATTCCGTACCTACCGTATCGCAAAGAGCGACAGACGAGTCGGGTCCGAGCAAAATACGACCGTCAAAAAAGTGGTCAAAAGCCTGTGCGCCCGAGTCTGTCACGGCGCCAAAGGTCAGAATGTTGTAGAACGGAATCGGCACGGGTGTTGCCGCCGAAACGCCCGGAATCGCCACGTTGGTATGAGTCGCTGCCGAGTAAGCGCCTGCTGCTGCGGTGCCGGATAACCCTAAAGGCGCTGTATATTGCGAAGTCAACGAAGTCGGGATACCGGAAGTAGTTGACATATTGCGCTGAATCATCAGGCCAAGACCGGAAACGACAGTGGTCGCAGCACTAAGACCGACGTTAATGCTGATAAGCTCTACTATCTTGTTTGAGCCTGCCGGGTTCCATAGGGTGAACTTGCTACCCAATGTTGCGGCAGCGACGGGAACGGTAATACCGGCGATAAGCGTGGAAGTCACGAATGTCGCACCGCGATAACCGGCTGTGTACCATTTTCCGTGAACCTCGGAAATCAGCGCGTCGTTCTGGCGACCGGCGCTTCCTATGGTTAGCGTACCGTCAGTCGATTGTGTGGTCGCGGGGTTTGCAACGAGCAGTTGGTTTTGTGCCATGAATATCTCCTAGAAGTTCGATGTTGCCGTGAAAGGTGTTAAAGAGCTTGGGTCGAGCGCGGTATCAATCCGCATTTGCGCTGGGTCGTCATTCACTATGCCAATGTTCATCGCCTGCAAATACTGTGTGTGTACCCTCAACTCCATGAGGATATTCAACAGAAGTATCCTGGTCGTCTGAGAACCTCCGTCAAGATCATCGAATGTCCCTGTGGCGGGGTCGAGAAGTTTCAGGTCTGTATGGATATAGCCCATGTCTTAGCTCAGGTAAATAATCGGGCCTTTTGCAGCCGTGAAAGTAGTTGGTACCGTAATCGTGGCAGGTATCGTGCCGAATGTCCCTGCGAGGATGCCGGTACACATCTGGTAAGGTGCAGGTATGGTCTGCAATGCTCCGCCAGTGGCGCCGTTGCCCTGAACGGCAATATAGTATTGCTGCGGCCCGTACAGTTGAACGCTTGTTGCAGGTGTGGATGTTGTCGTACCGCGCGCATAAGTCAGCGCAATCGGCTGTGTCTGCCAAGAGTTTGCCGTCGCAAGCAACTGCCCGGCAACCGCGCTCGAAGCCAGAAGATAGCCGAACGAATCGTAAATCGCCCATAACCAGTAATCGGTTGTGGCGGTTCCGCCGGAAAGCATACTGATGTTTTTGAGAATGCGATTGTAAGGAACTTCTATATCGGTAATCCAGAATTGCCCTGCTATGTCCGATGTATTTGTGCCCATCGAGGCAAGTGCTACTGAACCAACGGAAATGTTCGGACAGATTAGCTGGCCTCCAGCGACGTTTATCTGGCCTATCATGTTTTGTGCTGCCGTGAAGTTATCCTCGCGCTGGTTGGATACCTGTTCACCCGGTTGCAACATTCCGTTTATCATTTTTTATCACCCTGAAAAGTGATTTCTCACTATTTTTTCAGTTAAAAATAAGTGGAGGTCTGACGCCCTCCTGTTTGACCCTTGTAAGGGCGATAAGCTTACTTACGCTTATGTTTACGTCCGCGCTTGGCCATGATTTTCTCCTAGTTCGTTCGAGCCAACTTTGAGCAGGTCAGCTATACTGCTGATTGGCACTCTACTCGCATATAAAAGCGTTTGTCAAGTGTGTACTCACACACATATCAAAATCACCTGAAACGGCGTTACCTGATTTTATGTTAGGAAGATATTTTTGTGCCCACATCATATCCCACATTCTGCGCTCGTCATGCAAGTCCTTCATGGAAAAATCGCCGCACAAGTCCATCGTGAAAATAAGGTTGCTGTGTATGGCTGAAGCCATTTCGCCGCCACACTTTATGCCCTCTCGGTAGCACTTTATCGCCTCGTGATAGTCGCCCTGCGGCAAGTAAGCGTTGCCGAGGTTCAGCCACGCGGCAAAGTTTTTCGGGTTCAGTTCTACCGCCTCGCGCCCCATCCTCAGAGCGTATCCCACTTCGTTTTTTTGCGCGTGCAGATGGCACAGACTGATTCTCGCGTCCTCGGATTGCGGATCAAGGTAGAGGCACATCTTGTAGCTGCGCTCCGCCATGACATAATTTTCCAGCTCGTGATATGCGCTTCCCAAAACATGAAACGCCTGCGCCCATCTTGGGTTATTCGCTATCGCCTTCATCGCGTAATCTATCGCAAGCTGGTATTGTTCGAGATTGATATAACACACCGCGATATTGAAGGCCGCGCCGAAGTTGGACGGGTTATGCTCCAGCAGTTTCATGTGGCAGGCGACCGCCTCCCTGAACTTTCCCTCGGACTGCATCCTGTTGCCATCCAACCCGATAGCGATGGCCTCGTCGTCGGTCATGCCTATTCGCCTTTCGGCTGGTTCTTCGCCGCTTCCGCCTCTTGTTCCGCTTTCTGCGCCTCGGCCTCTTTCTGCTCTATGACTTTAAGTTCGCGGATTATCAGTTCCTTGTCGGGAGGGGATATTATCTGTATGAACCGCTCGCGTGTTATGCAATGCGCCTGCAACATCTCCATCGCCAGCGATTTCAAGTCCTCGACAAAGAGCGGGCTATTGCTGTGCGCGTCCACCTTGACAACGAAATGTTCGGTGAACTGGCTGGCGACAAACTCCTGTTTCTTTTCGTCCATATAAATCGTCGGGTCGTTCTTGCGCATGAGCTTCAGGTACAGCGTTGCCATACCTTCGAGTGCGTCCTCCACGACCAGCGCCCGCTTCTTGATGCGCGCCGAAGAAAGTCTTGCAAGTTCTGAGGTCTGCTTGCCCGTACGTACACCCGTTTCACCTTTTCCCATGAGGATGTTTTGCAGACCGGATTGCTCCGCAAACTGAGCGTCAATTTCCTTGACTTCCGCAAAAACGTCAGTGGGTATCTCGGGAGCATACCGCTCGACTTTTGACTGCATTCCGTCGGTCGAGATGTACGAACCCTGTGAAAATGCCGCATACTGTTTCTCCTCCAGCAATCCCATCCATCCAGTCATTGCGGTCGGCGGGTTCACCTGCAAGTTGAGAAGTTTGCGTATCTGTTCGACACGTTCGTTGCGCCACCTTTGCAAGCCCGTCATGCCGGCCACTTCGGACAATCCCCAGTAGTACGAATACATGGGGTTCGCGCATATCTGGATAAAGGGGTTCTCGCCCTTCAGAAAGAAATTCTCGCGGTCGTAAATCGTGAACCCCGTATCCGTCCTCGTCACCACGCGGTAATCGTGCAAGTCCGAGTCCCACACCCAAAGCTCGTGCATGAGTATCAGTTCCTCGTCCACCTTGGGTATGTACTGGATGTTGAGGTTGAGGTTGGAGTTCACGCTCCCCTGCATGGTGGGGTTCGATGAAGTCAGCAGGATGCGCGAAAGCCCGTCCGGTTTGTTCATATCGACGGGCGATGCCGACACGTTATCCAGAATGTACTGTTTTTGCGGGTGGGAAATCAAATCATCTTCAAGTTGCGATTTGGTAGTGTAGAAGGTATGGGTTATCGCCTCCTGCCGGTCGGTGTAGGGCAAGTCCTCGCGCAGCACGCCCATACATGACGGCTCGATGCAGAACGGATATATCTCCTGCCCCTTGGGTATGAGTTTGATGAACATGGAATTGTAAACGAGGCTCCATGTAAGCGCCTGACTGAACACCTGGTCGGCGTTGCTTGACAGCCACATATCGTTCATGGCGCGGTTGAGCGGTTTTAATCTCAGGTACTCCTCCTCATTCTCGCCGCTCGGCAGGTGGATGGAGAACTTTGTCGTTTCACTTGCGAACAGGAATGCAACAAGGGTATCGATGTGCGGGAATATCTTGTTGAAATAGTTTTCGTCCTCCTCGGGCGAGCGCCCGAACAGATAAAAGTGCCGCAGTATCCCGTACTCCGTCGCGCGCTCGTCCTGCGTCGCGGTACACTTCCGAATCAGGTCGGTATAGAACGAGTCGCGTTCCTCGAGTTTTTCGGGTATTTTCATGGTTAATCCTTTCCGTCCCATGCGCCATGCACGATCGGTTTTGGTTGCGTCATCAAGTCCTTGACTTGAGCGAAGGCATTGTCCCCCTGAAGATGATTCTCTGCAAGTGTGCCCGCTATGGCGTTTTCCCCTCCGTTGAGTGCGCCCGCATACGTCTGCCCGCTCATCATCTGCCGGCGCATGTCGTCTGCCGCCTTGTCCATATTGGTATCGTACTGGAAAGCCGCCTGCCCGCCCCTGTTGTTCAGGTTTGTAACACCGGCATCGCTGGCCAAGTCGCGCACCGTCTTGTCAATGCTCCTTGTGCGCCCCGAAAGCAGGGCTGGAGCGGATAAGATTTTTTGCACCAACTCCTTACCGCAGCCGTGCGGACACTTTCCGGTGAAGGAATCGAACTTGCCGTGAACGGCACAGATGTAATCGTTTAAAGCGGGCATTATTTATTCCTCCGTCCGAACAGTTCGGCAAATGTGGGCATCGTTTCAAATTTTGCTTCAGGAACAGGCTTGACTATCGTCACGCCGCTCAAAAAATTAACATTCACGCGCATCTCCTTCACCGCCGGTTTCCAAGGCTTGTCGTAAATCGCATACCACTTCCACTGGAATTTGCGCACCCTGCCCGAATCACACAGGTACACCGCCCGGCTAAGACGCCTCGACACCTTTTCACCGAAAGTGTGCTTGTTCTTCATGAAATCCCAAAAATTCTTATTGCATCGATCTATGTTGGCCAGATAGGTTATGTCCAGTATCGCCAGAACCGTACTCGGCTTTTTCGGTATTCCATTACTCGACGGGGTGCCTCGGTATCTGGCTATACGGCGTCGTAGCTCGTCTTGCGAGTATATTGGGTACTCACTTTCCCAGCTTTGTGTTGAGCCGTCCTTTTCCAGAATGACGCGTACCTTGTGCGGGCCGTACCTGCCGCCCTTGCCGGGGCTTATGCAAATCATCGCGGCATCCCCTGACCCACTCCTATCTGCTGGAGGTACCGTTCGACAGTTCTTTCCGTCCCGCCCCCGCTCTTGCCCTCTGCATCCCTTTTCATGCAGTTTTCGCGGCTCAGTTGCATTTGCACCATGCGTATTCTCACATAATCAATCCACGTCACGGTCGCCAGTCCTGCCGCCACGATGCGATCGTCCTTGCCTCTGCCGGGCGCGCCCAGATAGCCCTCTTCCCTGATGATATTTTTCATCTCGTCGATGCAGCCGGGCGATTTCACGCGTATCATACCGCGCTCGAAGCCGTCCTTGAAGCAGTTGAACATACGCTCTTTCTCGCGCGTATTGGAAAGTGTGTGGTACGCGCTTGGTGCCCCGAACGAGTCCTGCCGCTTGTACATGAAGTTCTGTATGTTGGCCACCACGTCGAGTATCCCGCGCGAATTCCCGCCCTTCGCATTGGCCGCGACGCGCTTTAGCTGGTTCATCTCGGTCAGCACCGCCTGTCCCGGCCCGTTAATCTCAAGGTTCAGCATACAGGTGGACGCGCCGTTCATCATGTACGCTCCTGCAAGATAGCAAACAACCCAGGCAAACTGATAAGGAGAACAATCTGCCGTATTGAACTCTGCCACCTGTTCCATGCCGTCGCTATAACAACGGAACACTGATGCGCAGAATCGGTCGGCCCATTCTGAAGAACCATACGCGGGGTCTGCTCCGATAACATAATGACCCCCGTGTTGCGGAAAGTCCCATATTTTCAAATTAGCCATCTTTTCGTTGCAGCCGGTCAGTTCCGTGTCCTCGAAGTTCTGCCGCAGGACGAAGCGGAAATTGCTCACCGGAATCTTGATAGCAACCTTGTACTCGTCAGTAATGCGCGATGGATTAAAAAAATTAGTACCAGACATGACGAACGCATAATCTTCCGTCGGCGGGAAGTTTTGATACATAAGCTGTTCGTCACGCGTCTTTTCGGCAAGGTTCCATCTCCACCATGCAATCTGTTCGTCGTCCACGTCGAAATTGTACAACTTCTTTACCTGCGTCACCCACTTGCGCTCCTCGTGCGTGAGTTTGCCATCCCAGTAAACGCGGTATTCCTGCGTGCCCTTCTTCTTGCGGTATCCCTGATGCCGCCACCAACCTATGAATATCGCACGCTGCGTGGTC